TTGTCTACAACGTAATTATTACGCGCTTTGTATGCAATTACGAGCAATCAGGGGCGTGGCTGCCTTACCAAATCACGTGCGTTGTTGTGCCACCAACGCCTCCTCCACCGACGCCATCGCCGACGCAGGCCGCGCAAAGCAGCCTGAACACCGCGACTTCAGTGCAATCGACCACAGACCCAACCAGTTCAAGACCCATCCAAACGCAGGCAACAGCGGCGGCGACGAACTTACAGACGCAAGTGACCGATAGCGGCATACCTGGCGGAACAACGGGAATAACCGACACCAATTCCGTCAGCGCTGCTTCGCTAGGGCAATTGAACAATGCTACGACCGCTGCCGACAATGGCGTAAGCAGCGTCAACCTGTCGCCTGGCCAGGCCGCTCCGGCTTACGTGACCGGCGTGAACCAAACGGTAGGCGCGACTTCAGATGTTGCGGCAACCAACGTTATCAGCCAGCAAACTTCAGTAGCGGCTGTAAATCTCGGCGCCAACGAGCAATTATCCAGTGGATACGGAAGCTTCTAATGACAACGCAAATCGTGGTCACCGGCACAGACCTATTCACTTTGGCAGCCCAACATCTCGGAGACGCCACGCAATGGATACGGATCGCTCAAGCCAACGACCTGATCGACCCGTTTATTTCCTCCTTAACTACGCTAACCATTCCAGACGTTGATTTGTCGCTCACTGGTGGTGTTCCAACCTCATGAGTGGCGCGGCTTACCCGGCGGGTGGAGGTGTATATCAGCCCAGGTGCCGCCTGGTGGTGAACGGCACGCCGCTTAATGGAACCGTCGAGTGCCACGTTACGCACAACAATCATTACAGAGCCGACACTTTCAGCGCAAAACTGGCAATAGCCGTTGATTCTGGAGGACCATACTCATCTGCGCAGGTCGCGGCTTCCGCCCCTTTCAGCGCCCAATGGTGGAGTGACCAAGACAACGCCATATTGATCAAAGTCCAAATGTCCTTAATCACGCTGAATGGCGCTCCGGCTTGGCAGACGATATTTTCTGGAGAAGTAGACAACATATCGCTCGACAATGCTCGACAGCATGTTGATCTAACTGGACGAGACCTATCTCGCAGGCTGCTGGACGCCAAGACGCAGGAAGCGTTCGTCAACCAGACAAGCTCCAACATCGCCACATTGTTGGCTGGGCGTCACAATCTTCAGGCTAACGTCAAACAGACGACAACTCTGGTAGGAGCATATTACCAACTAGAGCATGACCGCTTACAGCTTGGTTCCCTACACCGAGCCACAACCGAATGGAATTTGCTGGTCTGGCTCGCCGAACAGGAGGGCTTCGACGTGTGGGTTTCGCCGAACGTCACGGCGACAGGCGGATACGACGCTGTGCTGAATTTTCAGCCAACGCCACCAGCCACAACCGCGCCGGCGCTCATCGTTTACCAGACACCTCCATCAAGCCAGGCGTCATCAGCTTCGTCTCGTGTGACAAACCTCAAACTGGAACGCAGCATGGGCCTGGCAAAAGGAATTCAGGTGACCGTGCAAAGCTGGAACGGCAAAGGTCGGCACGCCATCAAATCGACCGCAGGAAAATCCGGAAAGGACACACAGAAATTCGTGTTCACAAGGCCAAATCTGACGCCGGCAGCCGCTCAATCTTATGCAAACACTATGCTGGCGCAGATATCCAAACACGAGCGCAAGGCTTCATTCGAAATGCCTGGGGAACTATCCCTTACCGTTAGAGACATCATTCAGATTTCGAACACCGGGACGGCATTCGACCAGATTTACTACATCGACAGTTTTACGCGTTCGATGAGCGTTGCTGGCGGCTTCAAGTCTACATTCCAGGTCAAGAACCAATCGCCGACGATTGAAGGCGCGCTTACAACGACGGTGAACTGATGGATAGGTATGCCAACGCGGTGAAGCGTGATGCTTCTACTATGGACGCTATGCGCGGGGGCATACGATACGCCACCGTTCAAAGCTACGACCCAACCAATGCCGCAGTGAAAGTTATGATACAGCCTGACGGTGTGTTGTCTGGATGGGTTCCTTTGCCTGCGATCGGTGTTGGGGCAAACGCGGTCATTGCCGGCCCAAATGTCGGCGACCAGGTCATTATTGGCGCTATGGAAGGTGCTGGCGAACAGTATGTCGTGCTTGCCAGGGTGTTCGACAGCGTTGGTATGCCACCGACATCTCCCGGCACCATGAAACCCGTTGAATCGGGAGAAGTAGGAATATTTGGACCGAACGGGTCTTACCTGCACATGGCCGGCGGTCAAATTTACGCCTCCTGCACCACATTTGCCTTAACTGGCACGCTGGCCGTCACAGGGAAAATCACCGCAACGCAAGACGTTGTGGCCGGGACAATCTCCCTCGAACAGCACTTACATCCCGACGTGCAGGCTGGAACAGCAAAAACGGGAGCGCCTGTAAGTGCCTGACGCATTTCATTATTTTGGGAATGACCTGGTGGTTTCTGCCAGCGGTGACATCCTAGTGACATCCGACAGCCAAACCGAAACCACTCAGCGCGTTCTGCGCCGGTTATTTACAAACCCGGGTCAGTATATATGGAACCTGTCATATGGCGCGGGGCTTCCGGCGCGGGTTGGAACGCCAAGCTCTGCGGCTGCCATTTCTGCCATTGTTACCCAGCAAATGACGCTCGAAGCCGGGGTTGCGCAATCTCCACCGCCAACAATTAGTGTGACGAGCACTCCATTAGGCTATTGCTTCACGAACGTTTCTTACACGGACGCGGTGACGAATCTCGTTGTTCCGGTAACTCTTCCAGCGAGTTCGTAACATCATGTTATCACTGCTAAATTTTTCGCAGTTGATGAGCAACATGGCTGCGGCCGTGCAGGGAAGCTCGTCAGCGCTGATCAATTTGGCAGTTGGGTCGGTCTTGCGAGCGTTATTAGAGGCCTACGCTTCCACGGCTATGTGGATGCAGTGGCTCATATGGCTGGTGCTCCAGCAAACCCGGGCGGCGACCAGCACAGGGACCGCGCTTGATAGTTGGATGGCCGACTATGGCGTGACCAGGTTGGCCGGCTCGTATGCCGTCGGTACAGTGACGGTTGCGCGATTTACCTCGACTTCATCGGCTCTTGTCCCGGTTGGCGCGGTGTTTTTGACCTCAGACGGTACGCAATCGTTTGCGGTCACGACCAACGCATCGAATTCGTTCTGGAACGGTTCCGGCTACACCATTCCCGCTGGCACTTCGTCTGCCAGTTTACCGGTCCAGGCCGTCACCATAGGCACTGGCGGTAACGTGGCGGCGAACACTGTGACGTTGCTTGGACAGGCGATTTCAGGGATCGACACCGTCAATAACCCGGCGCCGATGATGGGTGGCTCAGGAAGCGAAACAGACGCGGCGCTACGGACGAGGTTTCAGCTTTACATCAACACTCGGTCGCTCGCGACCTTGCAGGCCATACAGTATGCGGTTTCGAGTGTAAGCGGTGTGGTTGGCTACAGCGTCATCCAGAATTACGACGCCAACGGCACATACGACCCTGGCTCGTTTTACGTCGTCGTAGACGACGGAACTGGCAACCCAAGCTCAACGCTTATCGCCAATGTGTTAACCGCAGTTAGCAACACGGCAGGATGCGGCATACGCTACAGCGTGACCGGTCCGACCATCGTCTACGTCACGGTAAGCATGGCTCTGACAGTCACCTCCGGAGCCTCCCTATCGGGCTTGGATGCGTCAGTAAATTCTGCGCTGGTGTCGTATATCGACAGCCTAAGCATCGGCGCTACGATGGCGTATTCGAAGTTGGCGTCGATTGCTTACGGAGTGTCGCCAAACATCACCAACGTCAGCAGCGTCCTGCTTAATGGTGGGACAAGCGATGTGACTCCAGGTGCGACGCAGGTTATCAAAGCCTCGACTGTGACAGTCGCATGAGCGGCAGTGGCGCCAGTGGTTTCGGCCTAACCGACAACATTGGGAATTTCCTCGAAGACGGCTCCGGCGTTACCGTATCCCTTGCCACACCACCGGTCGGTTCGACGCTGGATTTCATAAGCCGTATGCGCCGTGTCTTGCCGGCTGGATGGTTCCCTGACACCGCGCCAGTGCTCACCGCGCTGCTTACAGGCGGCGCAACGGCGATGTCGTGGCTCTATAGCCAGGTGCAATACTGCGCTCTCCAAACGCGCATTGCGACGGCGACAACGTTCTGGCTGGATATCATCTCGCAGGATTTCTACGGCAACGAGTACCCTCGACAGGCAGGCGAAACCGACGCTTCGTTTCGCGCGCGCATTCAGGCTGATTTCCTCCCTACGCGCGGCACGCGACCGGCGCTGCTTTCGGAGCTGACCGCGGAACTCGGAACGGCGCCTCAGATCATCTATGCATGGAACCCGGGAGATGTCGGGGCTTACAACGTCGGAACATCGGCATATGGAACGCCGGGATACAACAATGGCGGCGCCACTGGTGTTTATGGCTCGCTGGCGCTCAACGCGCAGACTTTTGTCTACGCTCCTCTGCCAAGTAATGGCGCAACGGCGGCGGAACTTTATGGCGCCGCGCTCTACGAAATACCGGCTGGCGCGGAATGCTGGATAAACACGACACCTAATCCGGTATTGCCAAATCCTCCTACAGAGGCGCCGCCGTTTGTTTGGGATGTTAGCTCGTGGGATGGAGGAACGGCGTGGGAAAACTAAATCTCGCTTTATGGATTTTTTTAGCGCTCTTCCCGGTTCAGGTTTTTGCCCAAACGCCCGGGGGCATCGCTTATGGGTCTGGAGCAAGTTCAGCGCAAATAAATACACTTTTTGCTGGCAAATCAGACGTTGGAAAAACTACAGCCAGTGTCGCCAATTTGGCTGCATTACAGGCGCTCTCGGCGGGGCAGTTTCCGAGCGTGTATCGGCAAGATACAAAAACACTTTATGCCTGGAACGCCAGCGCGTGTTTTCTAAACGCCGGGGCGGGTGATATCGGTTTACAAGTTAAGCCAACGACCGGCACAGGCTGTTGGCTCGCGACGTTGGGAAATAATGGGAGTATAGTTGAGCCTGTCCCCGTAGAGCTTTATGGCGCCAAGTGCGACAACTCGACGAATGATACGGACGCGATAAACCAGGCGCTTTCAACAGTCAGCGCGCTTGGTGGTGGTATTGTTTCGATTCCAAACGGTACATGCCGCTACGGCACTACGACCCTACACCCATCTGGCACGATCAACATTCCGCAAAACGTCAAATTGTGGGGGCAAAACGCAGGAACGTCGGCCCTTGGTGCGCTTGAACCAAACCTTACTGCTGTTAACTTTGGAGGAAATAATTCTGGTTTAGAGCGATTGCAAATTAATTGCGGACAAGCAGGCGCAAACCTAAGTGGGAATTGCGTCACTTTTTCTGCGAATGTCGAGCAAGTCTTAGTTAATGATTTTATTATCAATCAACCTTATGTTGGGTTTTATATAGGCTCTAACGTTTTAA